TCTACAGTTAACGTGACGGTTATTATTAGGAATGCTTATCCTGAATTCTTGCCTGATGTGGGTAATACATTCGAAATTAAAACAGGCATGTACAAGGATACTGAATTTAATATTAAAAATATTGCACCTAAAGAAGAAAACACCTTAAAGATTGTGGGGTCTAAAATATGGGCGTAAAAGTTGATGGTTTAGACCTCATAGAAAAAGAAATTTATTCAAAATACAGCCGTAAAGCTATAGATAAAGCTGAAAAAAGAGCGATAAAAGCTGGCGGTAATATGATAAGAAATAAAGTAGCATCATCTTTATACGGTGTTAGAGATACAGGTTTATTATCATTAGGGACTGATTTAAGAGACCCTCAAAAAGTAGGTAATGAAATGATAGCTAATTTATATTGGCGTGGTGATCATCAATCATTAGCTTATATTAATGAACATGGTCATTATCTTAAAGATGGGTCGTTTCATAAGCCTAAAGGTACAGGCGTAGTTAATACGCAACTCAAATTAAATGCTGATTTGTATTTCAAGATTCTTAAAGGAGAACTTGATAAAAAATGAGGGATTTAATGATGGAGATGTACGGAAAATTTGTTAATGACCCTGTTATTTCAAAATATATTAAACAAAACGATATTAAATTTTACACATATCCTAATGCAAAAGACATAAAAAACGCACTCATTGTTATAGATGAAATTATTTCACCTACTACAAATAATTTTGCTGATAATAACCCGTTAACTTACGAGTATGTTTTTCAAATCGATATATTCATTAAACAAAATAGCAATAACGTGAATGGCTCCTTAGTTTCTAGGGAGCTTATTTTGCGTATCTCCAAAATCATGTGGCAAACATTTGATTTTGCAGAATTTAACTCAATGAAACCTGAATTCATTGAAGATTTCAATTTATACAGACAATCAAAGCAATTTAAAGGACGAAAATATATAGAAGAAATGGAGCAATAATATATGGCTAAAAATTATAAATCATTCACAGGTTTAACAGGATTTTATTATATGATTCATGGCGAAAATAAAGTTAACGGAGGAACTGAAGCCGAACGTATTAAATACTTACAAGAAATATCAGTAAGTAATGAAACGTCACTTGAATCTGCATACGGAGATAACGAAGTAGCAGAAGTAGCACAAGCATCATCACCAGTAGAAGTTGAGGCATCATTCCATAAACTACCATTAGAAGACCGTATTAAGTTATTTGGTTTAGAAGAATCAGAAGATGGCTTAGTTGGTGTAGGACAAGCAAATGCACCTTATGTAAGTATTTTGTTTGCTAAAACAACTGAACAAGGTGGCGTTGAATACGTTGCTTTACCTAAAGGTATTTTATCTATGGGCGATACAGAAGCACAAACAAAAGAAGATGGTGTTGAATTCTCTCAAGACTCTGTAACAGGAACGTTTATGCCTGAAGAAGTTGAAGGATTCGAAGAGAAAAAATCATTCTTCTTAGGTGCAGACGAAGACGGAAAAACTGACAAACGCGATGCGATTTGGAACAAACTATTTGGTCAATCACACCCTGATAGTGATGGCTCAAATGGTAATGGCGATTCAGAAACAGAAACACCCTAATAACCCCCGAAATGTTGAAATAAACGCTAGAAGTAAATCAGCAATCATTTCAGCTGAATAGGGGCTATAAGCAACACAAAAGAGAGCGAATATTTTCGTTCTCTTTTTAATACTTAAATCTAATAAAAGAAATGGAGCAATTAATAATGACTGAACAAAAAGAACAAATGACTATCGAGCTAGTAACAAAAATAAAAAAAGACGGTGAAGTAGAAACAAAAACATATACAATGCCAAACTTTATTCCATTTTCAAAATTAGTTGATGCAACAGAAGAATTTAACGGTATTGGAGAAAAATCAGAGTTTGAAGCAATGAAATTAATGGCTGATTTGGTTAGCGATTTATATAACAAACAATTTTCTTCTAAAGAATTTATGGACGGCGTAGACATTAGAGAAATAGGCGAAGTTGTTGAAAAACAAATGTCATTCTTAACTAGCGCTTTCTCAGAAGAAGCTAATAAACAAGAACAAAAAGAAAATTTAAAAGAATTTACAAAATAAGGAGTGTGTAAGGAATGAAAAGCAATAAAATTGTGCTAGTTACCGAGTTTGACAAAATAGGCAACTCTATACGTAAAGAAACTTTCGTTACACGTCCAACAATCAAATTCTCTCTAGTATATGAATGTGCCTCATTCCTAGCCTCTACAAATTCAAAAATGAATAACGACCAACTGCATCAAATGCTAGATTTAGTCGTTAGGATTTACGATGAACAATTCACTAAAAATCAACTCATTCATGGTTTATCAAGTCATAATGCGATGCGAGAACTCATAGAACAAATCACATTTGTTGCTAAAGGTCGACATATAGACGAAAAGGTTAGTAATGATGTTAAAGCAACTAAAGTTAATAGTTGGGAAGACCACAAAAACAACCTTAAAGCGCAAATCAGAGATATGACAAAAGACGGCAATCAATCAGTTAACACTGTACTTGATATGCCTTTTTATTTTGTCTTCGATGAGTTGAATGGAGAAACCAAGAAGACACAACATGTGGATTCCATGTTTGATGCTTTCGGTATGTCTTAGTGATTAGGAAGGGGTGATATTCATGAGTAATGAAAGTAATAGTATGATCCATGCTTTCTTAACTGCTCCTACTAATTACAAATGTAAATCAATGCTAGATGCATTTCTTATTTAATTTTCTAGCAAATAAACAAAACATTAAAGGCAGGTGAAAGCATTGGCAGAAGACATTAGAAGTATGCGTATAGAGATGTCTATGAAAGATATGGGCATCGAACGAACAGTTGCCAATATTAAAAAATCATTTAACACACTGAAGTCAGAAATTAACTCATCTAATAAAGAATTTACTTATGGCGAAAAAAGTATAGACTCTTATAAAAAACATATAAGCCAACTAGAACAAGCCCAAGAAGCGTCAGAGAAAAACTTGAAAGAAATGACAAGAGAATATCATAAAGTTGGAGATGCACAAGGGTACGCTAGTAATGAAGCTTTAGGTTTACAAAAGAGTATATCAGAACAAGAAAAAGAGCTTGGATTTCTTAAAAGAGAGTTAGATTCTGCAAACAAAGGACTAGAACAATTTAAAAAGAATCAAGCGATTGATAATTCTAGTTTTACTAAAATAGGTAAAAGCTTTCAAAATATAGGTAATGATATCACAAGCATATCACAGAAAATGGGTGAAGTTGGTACCTCTTTAACTAACAAGATTACTAAACCTGCAGTGATTGCTGGTGGTGCTTTAGGAGCAATGGTCGGTAAACTTGGTTTTGATAGGCTAGTTAGTTTAGATACAGCTCAAGCCAAGTTAAAAGGTTTGGGTTATTCTGCCAAAGAAGTAGGCACAATTACTGACCAAGTGACTGAGGCAGTCAAAGGTACTACTATAAAGTTAGGTGAAGGTGTAGATATTGCAGCCGGTGGTTTGGCGGCTGGTGTTAAAGAAGGTAAAGATTTAGAGAAATATATTCAATTAGTAGGTTCTGCAGCAGTGGGTTCTGGTAGAGATGTTGGTGACATGGCTACTATATTCAATCGTGTACAAGGTCAAGGTAAATTGATGACCGAAGAGTTAAACAGCGTTGAAGATGGTATGTCAGGATTTTCTCAAGCTATGGCAAAAGATATGGGAGTATCTTTAGAGGAGTTCAGAGAAAAAGTGTCAGCTGGAGAGGTTTCCTCTGAACAATTCATGTCTACTATGGATACATTCGCTGGCAAAATGTCGAAAGAATATGCTAAATCATGGCAAGGATTAGTTTCGAATACTAAGGCATATATAGGTCAAATAGGCGAAGGTTTACTAAGTGGAACCTTTCAACAAGCTAAAGGCTCATTAAGAGAATTTGAAGATATAATGCAATCTGATTCTATTCAAAAATGGGCAGACGAAACAGGTATAAAATTAGCAAATGCATTTACAACTATTGCTAACGGTATCAAAAGCGTTATTGGGTGGTGGAAAAGTTTAGATGGTTCTACACAACAAACGTTAGGGAGTTTAGCAAAATATGCTGGTATAACGTTAGTTGCTGTGGGTCCTTTGCTTAAAGTATTTAGTATGCTAGGTAAAGCTGTAGGCGGTATCTTTGGTCCTTTTGGTAAGTTCTTAGGATTCTTAGGGAAGGTTGGACCCGAAGCAAAAACAGCTGGTTCATTACTTGGTGGTATTACTAACATAGCTCCTAAACTAGGTGCTGTATTAGGAGCGCTCACTGGTCCAGTAGGTCTAACTGTTGCAGCGATAGTAGGTCTAGGAACAGCGCTAGTAATTGCATATAAAAAATCTGAAACATTTAGAAATATAGTTAACGGTGCATTCGAAGGTGTTGTAAATGGAGCTAAGGCGTTATGGGCTGGTATAAAAGTTGTTTTAGATCCGATTATTAATGCTTTTGCTTCTTTCGGTCGTGAAATTAGTAAAAGTCTAGGTCAATTTTGGCAAGAAAATGGCCCACAGTTTATGGAGGCTTTGAATAATATTAAAACTGGTTTTATGGCCATGTGGACATTCATAAAGCCATTGTTATCTGGGATTGGTTCATTATTTAAAGGTATCTTTGGTGGCATTTTATCATTTATACAATTTATGATGCCAGCAATTCAAGGAATTTTTAAATCTGGTTGGGCGATAGTAAAATATATAATTACTTCAACTTGGGAAGCCATTAAAGGTGTAATTACCGGAGCCTTAGATATGATTATGGGTGTCGTTAAAGTATTCATTGGATTATTTACTGGTGATTTCTCGAAAATGTGGGAAGGTATAAAGCAAATATTCTTCGGTGCTTTGAAATTCGTTTGGAACCTAGTACAACTTTGGTTCGTCGGAAAAATATTCGGATTATTTAAAGCTGGACTAACCCTTATTAAAGGCGTGGTTTCTGGCTCGTTAAATGGCGTTAAAGGCACATTTTCAACAGTACTAAATGCTATTTGGGGAATAGTGAAAAAAATATTTACTTCTGTATCTAATTTTACAAAAGCTATTTTTAACGGTATCTGGAAATTCACCAAAGCTATATGGTCGAATATCAAATTAGCAGTAACAAATCCGGTTAAATTAATTCAAAAAATTGTACCTCAAACATTTAGAATGATGTCTAAAATAGTTAAATCTATTTTCTCCGGATTACAAAAAGCAGTGTCTGTTATATTCAAAACTTTGAAAACTGTAGTGGTAAATATCGCTAAGGCGTTAAGTAATGCATTACGAGGAAATTTCTCAGGCATGAAAAAGAATTTGCAAAACATTACAACGTCATTAAAAAATGCAGTTGTGAAATTATGGCAAATTTTGAAGAAAACAGTTGTTAATGTTGCTAAAAGCTTGTGGTCAGGAATTAAAGGTATATTTAATTCTTTATTCAAAACAGCTAAGAATATTACACAAAACATTAAAAACTCTGTAGTTGATAAGTGGAAATCTCTTAAAAAATCTGTTGTTAATTTAGCTTCTGGAGCTAAAGACGGTGTGGTTAAAGGTTTTAAAGCCATGTATGACAAAGGCGTTGAGTGGTTAAATAAACTTAAAAACTTCATTAAAAAAGCTAAAGATGGATTCAAGAAAGTAGCTACAAGTCTTGGTAAAGGCGTGGCAAATGGAGCTATATCAGGATTAAATGCAATGATTGATGGGATAAATAGTCTGTCTAAAAAAATAATGAAGAAAAAACTTATCAAGAAGAGCATTCCTAAACTCTCAACTGGCACAGATGCTAACCCAGGTGTTAAAACTGATTCTCAAGGTAGATTGACTAAAGGAACTAAAGCTATTGTTAATGATAAAGGTATTGGTAATGGCAAAGGTCCAAACGGTCACAAAGAACTTATTTACCGTAGAAGTGGCAAGATTGAACAGCCTAGAGGTAATAATAAGAAGGTAAGCCTTAAACGTGGAGACGGCGTTATAAATGGTGCGCGGTCTAAATCATTAATGCCACACCTATCTAAAGGTACTATAAAAGATGAGCTCTTTGGAGCTATTAGTGGTGGAGCAAATAAAGTTAAAGATACAGCTTCTAAAGGTTTTCATAAAGCTAAAGATGCAGGTACTAGTTTAATTGAAGGCGGGAAAGACTTAGCAGGTAAAGCTAAGAAAGCTTTCGATAAAGCTATCGGTGATGTAATGGAGTATGTTAAGAATCCGATGAAACTCGTAGATAAAACCATGAAATTCTTTGGTGTGGATTTCTCAAATGTAACAGGGGAAGCTATGAGTGGAACAATGGACTTTGGTTACAAAGGTCTCAAGAACTCTGTTAAAGATTTAATAGCAGGTTGGTTTGATGAGCTTGAAGGTGGAGACGGAGATTCTGGTTGGTTGTTGAAACACGACATTCTCCAAACATTTGGTAACTATACAGGTGGCTTAATGTTCAATGGTGGTAAACACTATGGTGTCGATTTTGGAATGCCTACGGGCACAAGTATAAAAGCATTAACCGATGGTACTGTTACACAAGCTGGTGCAGTTGCTGGAGGTGGTGGTAACCAAATTACCATTAAAGAACCAGGTGGCAAATGGTATCAATGGTACATGCACCTTATGAACGGTGGAGTTAAAGCTAAGAAAGGTCAGAAAGTCGAAGCTGGCGATGAAATTGGTAAATCAGGTAGTACTGGTAACTCAACTACTCCTCACCTGCACATCCAACGTATGAAAGGCTATCCTTCCAATGAGACAGCAGTAGACCCAATGAAATGGTTAAAATCTCTTAAAGGAGGAAGTCAAAACAAATCGGCTTCTAAATGGAAGTCTGATATTAGAAAAGCAGCTAAAGAAATGGGCGTGAGTGTGAGTAAGAGCGATGTTAACGGCATTGCTTCANGCTATTCTTACAATTGTAGGTTATTCGATTAATAATACGATTGTTATCTTTGATCGAATTAGAGAAAATATTCGAGCAAGAAAACAAGTTAAATCTTTTAAAGAATTAGCTACTATTGTAAATAGAAGCTTTATACAATCTTTTACTAGAAGTATAAATACATTTTTAACAACTTTTATAGCTGTTTTAGCCTTTCTATTCCTTGGAGCTCAATCTATTACTACTTTTGCTATTGCATTAGCAGTAGGACTATTAGCAGGAACCTATTCATCGCTGTTCCTAGCAGCTCAGTTATGGCTAGTGTGGCGCGGTAAATCAATTAAGACTCGCCCACTCGATTTTAGAAAGAAAAAACGTGTGGATGGTCCACAAGTATAA